GAGACAGTTGCGTCTTCAATCATTCTTAATTGATTGACAGGCTTAATTGCTTTGTGCATATAAGACAAGACCATATTTTTAGTTTGGTCTACAAGTCCTGATGGACAATAAGCAATAGTATCTGGTGCAATTTTAATACCACCAGATGTAGAGTTGATAACGCCTTTTTCATTGAACAGGTAATATTCAACAAACTCATCAACTACTGAAAGCATATTAGGACCTGTAACTCCTTCAGGTCTTTTCTTTCTTACTTCTCTAATTCTTTTAATTTTTCTAGGGTCAAGATATTTTAACTCTGTAATACCTTTTGTTGTAGAGTTTCTATCAATTATCTTTTGATAAAATATTCTACCATCTACATACCATCTTCTAAAGATGTCATGCCCTTTTGTGTTAAACTGCATAAGTCGTAACACTTCTTTAAATTCATCTTCAATTTTTCTACGAACATCTTTACCATAAGGTAAATTTTCAACATTTACTCTTACAGCCTCTTTATTTTCATTAGCCACAATTGCTTCATTGACAATATCTTCTACTGCCAAATCACATTCAGGATGTAATGCTATTTCTCTATATCTTCGGATTAAATCTGCTTCAGTTTTAGCAGTACCTTCCATATCAAGATACTGGCCAAAATAACCACCAGCGGCGATAGTTTGTGTACCATCGTCCGCTGGTGCTACTGTAAAGCTTTGTTTTGGATCCGACTGTTTTTTGAGTCGTGTTATAGAAAATCCAAATAGTTCAGCCATTATATTTTCCTTTTTTTATTCAGTAATATTTATCTACTTAAATTAAGTAGTTGTATTACTTTCAAAGTATTGATAACGAAACTCTACTGTAAATTCTTCTACAGCAGCTTGTTCGTCATAGTTCAAATCAATTGCACCTATACCAACTGGAAATAAACCTCTTAAAGTATAAGATTTAATTGTATTTCCGTTTCTGTCAAGGTGGTCAACAAAACAGTCCACTTGATAATCTACTGGATTTGTTAATCCTTCGTTATCTGACATATTGTTGATACCATTTTGCCATCTCTCCATTGCGTTTCTTATTTTAAAGTTAGTATCATTTAATACTGTTATTGACCATGTATCAAATGTTCTATCTCCGCCAATGTAGATTTTTCTTCCTCTAAATGGTACTTCTACCACACCAACATTCATTGCTGGAATAGTTGTTGCTCTGCATAAAAATGCTAAGTCTTCTATTTCGCCACCAACTTGAGCGTAACCTGGAAAAGGCATTGTTACCTTAAACTGGTTACTTCTAGCGCCACCGCCAGCAAGTTTAGCTTTGAAGTCGTTAATGTTTGCCATTTTATTTCTCCTCTACCTTAACCTGCTACTTCGTCAAAACTGACGCCGGTTCTTGTTGCTACGAATGATAATGTAATGAAGTTAATGCTTCTAGCAGGTTTAATAAAAATCTCTGCTTTAAATTCATTTCTATCAATTACATCACCTGTATTGTTAGTTTCATCACACACTACTAAAAAGTCTGTGATACCTCGTCTACCTTGTACTTCTCTTAAAAACGGCTCTACAATGTTTCTAAAGTTAGCTCTTGTAAACTCATCATTGAATTCAAAGAGTTGGAATTTAGAAGCAGTTGATATTGCCTTTTCTAAAGTGATGAACAATCTTCTTACATTGATTCTATCAAAAGCACTTGGACTTGCGAGAGCAGTTTTATCACCAAATAATACAGTACCTTGACCTGGGAAAGTTGATACTGGATTAATTCTAGCAGGATATAACTCATCTCTTTGTGTTTTTGTAGGATTAAATGCAAGTTTAACAGCGCCTCTTACTACACCTCTATTGAAGCCAGCAGGTGAAAACCAACTGTCTGCAAGTAGGTCAGTTCTAGCACAAAGACCTGCCATGTCACCGTTTAATGGTACAAATCTGTAAACATCATTGTATCTGTCGTACATATATTTGTAACCTGAATCAAAAGACGCATATGAAGTTGAAGATATTGTTGAGAAGAAACTCACAACATTTGACTTTTGCGTATTTGAGTTAGTTACATTTACTACATCACTTCTTTCAGGTGAAGCAAAGACAACACAGTCTTTTCTAGCCTCTGCAAGTGAAATTAAGTTTTCAATATGTGTAGCAGTACATGGACCAGCAATGATTAAACCAACATCAACAGTTTCACTATCTGCAAATTTATCATAAGCAGTTTTAATTTCACCTGTTGTTACAGTTGAACCATTAGAGCCACCACTCATAGTTTCAAGTGTTGGTGTATTTACCGCTGTGAAAGTTGTTCCACTAGCTGCATTACCCCAATTTGAACCTGAAGCGTGATGTTTTGTCCAATAGATGTATTCTGATTTAGTGTAGATTACATTCGGATAATAGTTATCATTACCTTGTGGGTCTTTTGCGTCTGAAGCTTTAGAAAGTTTTGAAAAAGTTTCTAAAATAGTTCCAGGTACGCCTGAAATTCCACCGTCTTCGTCAATAACTACTACATGAATTTCATCATTTGCACCGTTTCTTTCTGAAACATATGTTGATGTTCCTGGAGCACCGTCAACAGCGTCATAATATTTCCATCTTCGTCTAATATTAGAACCATCTGTCAATACTCTTTTAAGACCGCCTGTGCCTCTAGGGTGTTGAACGATAGTTACATCATTAGTTGAAATATTAGTTACTCTGTATTGTTCTCCGTCATCATAATCATTTGTTGCAGCTGTAGTTGAAAACGAAATTATATCGCCTACATTTAAAGCTGCTCCTGAAGTTGCTACAACTACCGTGTCGCCGACTGCTGTTGTAGCGTCATTGACTGTTGTTGCACCTTCTTGCTCATAAGCGGCTGCGTTGGGACAAGTTGATACTTGAAGGTTGTTACCATCTGTACCAGCTTCTCTAGCAACAAAAGTTGCGTTACCAGCTTGGCCACCTGAAGCATAGTTATTTGTCCAGTCATCCGTGTTTTTGATTAATACACCTGTTCCAGATGTACTAGCATTAACAGCGTTTGTTTGAGTTGCTCGTACTACTCTTAAAGAATTAGAATATTGTAAAAAGTTAGCAGCGCTGAAAAAATACTCGAAATTCGTACTATCAGGTTTACCAAATGTATCTACAAGTTCTTGTTCACTAGAAATACTTACTATCTCATCTAAAGGTCCTTTGTTTGCTGATATAGCAATCGCACCGATAGCGGTAGAAACAGCAGGAATGATTCTAGTTAAATCTCTTTCCTGTACGAGAACGCCTGGTGATACTTGAAATGCCATAGGATTCTCCTTTTAATTAGCTAATTACCTTTTTGTCATTGTTTATTTTGTCAAATTTCGTATTATTCATACGCCCATATTCAAACTTTGTCATTACAGATATTTATAAGATACTAGATTTACAACCCTTTTCTGACAACTGGTGACCAAACTGTACCATATTCGTCTACCTCATCTTTTAACTCATCTGGTGTACCATCATCTATAAATCCAAATGGAGCCATGTCTTGCTCTATTAGATTTTGTTGTTCTAAATACAACTGATTTCTTATATTTGAATTACTTAATTCTTTAAAATATTGTTGGTTTGACAACCATCCAAATATGACTAGACACATCATAAGGTCATCATTACACCCGTCCTCCGCCATCCAGGAGTTACCACGCCTACTAAATGTTGACATCTCCTCTATTAACTGAAAGTCATTTATTATCATCTTATCACTTTCAATTAATGTTTTAATACTAGATGTTCCTAGAGCTTTAACTTGTTTTGTCATACGAACACCCATAGATGTACCACGACCACTAAACATAGCGCCTAGTATTTGACCAGCTCTACCTCTTTGCGTGGTCATCATCATGTTATCATACTCTAATTCCATTTGTAATATTTCTGCAATCTGCTGACCTATATCATTTACCTCACAAAGTATATGTGCATGATTATAACCTTTAGCTACTTGTTCTATAATACTAGGAAATAAATGTGGTTTTATTTCATTGTTTTTATAAGTTGCAACAACTTCATAAGGTATTTTTGTAACATCAATCATAGTAAAGGCAGAATAATCTTTTCCTGTACCACGAGCCACATCAACACAACAAACATACAATCTATCTTTTTCTGGTTTCTTAAACATCTGTAAACCGTTTTTACTCGTTATCGCCGGTATATAAGGGGTCGCTTTTATTTTAGCCGGCGAAATTAGAGTATCAACTGAGCCTAAAAACTCACATTCAAACTCTTGTTGAAATTGCTCAGGTGAGGTATTTCTAATGGTATCTTCTTTCCATTTTTCATCTCTACCTGGTACCTCTGACCAATGCACTTCAATAGGTACATAATCATTTTGTTTATTAATTGCGTCTATCCATAATTTGTAGTACATATTCATTCCATGAGGTGTAGATACAATAATCATTTTTGTTTTTGTACCAGATGATATTGTAGGATAAACAGAGCTAAAAAACATTTCAGCAATGTTGGCTGGTACGAAAGCAAACTCATCAAGGAAAATAATGTTAAATGAACCACCTCGAATAGCACTTGATGATGTGGCAGCCGCAACAATAGTTGACTTATTTTCTAATTCAATATTACCTTTGTTCCAGTTTATGACACCTTGTTGTAACCATTTTGGTAAATTTTCATAAGCGAGTTGCACTCTACCTAATATATCTCTAGCAGTAGATGATTTGTTTGCAAGTATGGCAATATTAGAGTTAGGATTAAATAAAGCGTAATGCAATAGATAAGAAACGGTAGTTGTTGATTTACCTGATTGTCTAGGTAGTTTACAAATGGTAAATCTATTATCATGTATTGTTCTAACAATATGTTTTTGGAAGTCATACATTTTAAAAGGTACTAGACCTTCATCAAGACTTACAATCTTCATGTAATTTTCCATGAAGTATAGAGGGTCTTTTTCACACTTTTGAAATTCTACTATTTGTTCTTTAGTAAATTCAACTGGTGTGTTTACCTTTTTTAAATTAGGGTTACCTAGATATGCGTCTGTGCTCATAATTGATTTATAAAATTAATCCATCCTGTTACTATATATTTTTCTTTTAATCTACTTACAATGCCTCTATGTGTATGTGTCCAATAAGCAGGCCATATTAATGTTAAACCTTTCTTAGCTG